TTTACAGTCCTATTTTGAAGTTACAGTTGCCAACGGGTATCCACTCTTTCACTTCGGCAAGGGTATCCTTTCGGGCCTTTCAGTGCGTTATGGGCCGTAATTCCCCATCGTAAACACTTTTTTTGTTTGGATTGCAACGCACAAAATCAACGTACTTATGCGGAGGTGATATGCTTACTCCCACTGGCTCAAAGCCAAGCCACACTGCCCAGTCCACCATAAGCTCATAGTCAGCAAGTATAGTCATAGTCATTTGAGGCTGCGTTTGCTCTAAATAATTAAGCAACATCTTTGAGCCGCGAGCAATAGATGTAAAGTTTTCTTTGATTTTATGAGAAAACATAAAGAACATCTGGGGGTAATCTTGGTCTTCGTTATACCAAAGGCCACCAACTGCAGTAAATACTTCACCCTCCTTGCGAACTAGGTAACATTCAGAGCATTCGTACATTTCTGTAATGGCTTGCTTAATATCCAAGTGTCCAAGGATTTCAAGCTCTCTTATATTCTCATGACTTAGATTGGCAGCAACCTCATCAATATGGTCAAGAGTAAAAGGGGTTAAGTAAAACTTACCCCTCTTAAGAATCTTAACCTCCATAAAGACGCTTAAAGCCCTCTTCTACCTGCTTAACGTAAGCAGTGTCATTCTTATCCCAGTATCTAGGATCTTGCATCATTTGATCTAACTCAGCTTGAGTTGTCTGACCTGTAGGCTGAGTACCATCAGAAAACGAACCATCCTTAGTTGCCTCCATGATTGCCTCAAGAGCAAGAATACCTTCATGACTTTCACACATGCGCTCAATAGCTGGCAAAGATTGCTCTGGAAAAAACTTGTTTGCAAACATAGACGCCGCTTGAATGCGGTCATTTGCATTGTCGCCAAGCTTTGAAGCTTCAGCCTCAAGATCAGGTTGGCTTCCATTAACGGCTTGAGCATACATCTCAATACCCTTCTGAAACTCTTCTTGACCATAGCCGTTTTCAAATGAATGCTCTGACCACCACTGTAGTAACTCATTATCTACAGCAAGATCATTATCAACAATATCAGGAAGCTGATAATCGCCAGCAGAATCGGGCCGATCTCCAAATGCTTCAGCCTGAATTTCTTCAAGAAGCTTGCTGCGAATGTCTTCTTCCTTAGTTCCCAGCTTTGACTCAAGCTCCTTGTATGCCTTAGCTAAGTCTTCACCACTGCTATACTTCTCAGGTAACCATTCAGGACGTTCTGGCTGACTATCTTCTGCTACAACAAAGTCACGCTGCTCTTCTGCTGCTGGCGCTTCATTGCCTTCCATCAAGCTCTCGCTCATTTGTTCTTACTCCTATGTGAATGTGCAATACGCTGCTCAATCAGGCCAACGATATAACGCTGGCCCTCTATATGTCGCAACTCTTCCGTAGTCACATTAGGCCCATTAACCATTTCTATAGTAACGGAACGCAAATAACGAAGAACCTCTTTGCCCGTAGGTGTATTAAATATCTCAGCAATGTTCTGACTTATTTGAACATCCTTGTCAGAACCTCTCTGGATTCCATCTAATCCGATATTAACCTTGTTCGGCAATCATCTGTCCTTGCTGTTGTTGCGCCATTTGCTGCGCTAATGCAGCTATTTGTCTACGCTGTTCTTCGTCACGAATCAAGCTCTCTGGCACACCAAATTTTTTTGCAAGGTGAATTGCTGTTTGTTCACCGTCAATTAGAAGCTGCAGCATCTCTGGACCAAAGGCTCCACCAACCAATTCAAGGAAGCGAGCAACACTCGAAATGTCCTGATTTGATTGAGCTTGTGCAAGGGGAGACACAGAACGGACTTTAACTTCCCGTCCGTTTACTGTAGGAACTTCTATGCGGCCCTGCTTCTTTAAGATGTATATTACACGCTGAAGTACGGGCTGCACGAGTTCTGCTTGCAAACGACCAAATGCAGATCCCATTCTTCTAGCTAAATCACCCATGCGCTCCGCTACCTCAGTTGCAGTTGCAGGTGTTTTGTCAGGGTTCCCAAGCATGTCATTGTATAGCGCTCGCTTAATATTCAAGCGCATGTCACTAAGAACAAGCTGCGCTACATCGAACCGACCGGCAGCTTGTATAGGCTGAAGGCCAGCAGAGCCCATAGCTTTCGGTATGATAGATCCAGGCACTAAATTAATCGTGTCAGGGTTGATTACGCCATCATCTTCCATCTGGTAAATCCCAGAGATAGACATCTGAGCATTCTCAAGAATAAGCTCGATAGTAAGATTCGTAGTCTTAATAGCAGATAGCGCATTAAGAAGCGGGCCGCGTCCGTAAATCTCACCAGCACACTTACCCCAGCGGAAGCAAACAAACGGGTTAGAGCCAAGGCCAGTCATCTCTTTAGCGTAAAGCAAAGTCTTAGTGGTCATACAGATTGCATAGTGAAAGTAAGCTTCTTCATTCTTCTTTTTGTAGTCGCGGCAAACAACCTCAAGCACAGTCGTTTCACGATCAGATCCCATTAGGGAGGTTACCTTTTGATCAAAGGTTCCCTTGGGGTACATAATAGGAAGATGATCAAACTTAACCTTTTTTCGTTCACGATAAACGTGATCGATCTTATCATCGGGACCGGTGTCAAGGACCACATGAGGGAGCGGAATTGCTGAGAAGTTTACAGGATTGATTGCATCCCCCTCTTCTACGCACAAGACACCAGTACCCACAGCCAAATCCATGAAGGATTCATGAACCTCTTGGCTGAAATTAGAGTTTTGAAGAACCTCAAATACATACTCGGTTACTTCATCAAGATCATTATCTACAGCTTCACGCTGCTCAGGCGGCACTTCACTACCAGCCATAAGATCAGCCCATCGAGCAAAGTTGGGAACTAAGCCAGACTGCAAGCGGCTAGCAAACTCCTGCACACCAACCACTGCTGTTTCATCAAAGATCTTATCATCTCTGCGCTGACCAGCTTCTTCGTAATAAAATGACTCACGCTGAGGCAAAGCATACTCATAGCATTCCTCAAACAACGGAACCCAGTTCTCACGAAAGGCTTTTGCCTTCTGATAACTTTGAATATATTGCTTTGCTATATCAGCCATTAGCCAAACCTACCTAAAAATCCACCGCCACCGGCTCTAAACAAAGAACGGCGACCAGCGCCACCACGCATACCGCTTCTACGCGTTCTGCTTTCTAAAGCTGTAGAAATATCTTCACGCTTTTGCTCGGCTTTTTTCTGAATCTCTTCAGACTTAGCTTGATCAGCTTCTATTCTTTGATCTGCTGCAGCTTGCTTTTCAGCCTGACTAGGGCCGCCACCACCAAAACACATATTAATCTCCTTTGTTTTTTACTCGTAAGCATAGAAGATAGAAAACATCAATGCACAAAAAACTACAGCCGTGACCAGAAGCTAGGTTTGTTTCTCTGTTTTGCGCCCCTACTGAACACATCAAAGTTACGTTTCGCAACTACAGGCTTTGCTGGTTTTTGACTATTCATCAAAGCCCTGCCTTCACCAGCACCCAAGAATAAATACTGAGCCGCATCGTGAACGTGGCTAAACATATTCTTATCTGGTTTGTCTGCGTACCTCTCGCCGCTTACTTCCATACGCTTATAGGCATAGCCGCCCTCAAACCCCTTAATTAACTGGGGGCATCGCCTGTCTATTAATAGTGCTGGCTTACCTTCGACCATCTTCGTCAACTGGGAGGAAACCGACTCTAGTCGGAGGTCAACAGAGTTGGAAGGCGCAGGAAACGCCTTCAAGCCAGCACCGCGCAGAATATGAAAGGGAGTCGATTCATCAGTCTGCGCTCTAAAATCACCCGCAGGATCGCCGTAAATAATTACCTCAGAGGCAGCAGCAAACCTAGTGGATAGTTCATTTCTAAGAACCTCGGCAAAACGCACGATGCCCATGTCTACCGCCACAATTTCTGACTGTAGAAACCACCGCCCCCTTACCTTTTGACCAAAGACCGCAGCAGGAGTTAGACCAAAATCCACACCAACATAAACTGGCATGTTTGCAGCAACGGGTATTTCTTCTTGAGCTATGTGAACTTCGGATGCAAACATTGGATATACAGGCTTTCCGTCTTGAATATGACCCAATCGGTTCATCACATAAACATCTATCCATGATTTAGTCTTTCCTCGAATGAGGTTTGGATAGTAGCTCTTGAGCATGTTCTTTGTGTTTTCAGCCTTTGGGTTTGGATCATAGTCTTCTATTTCTCCGTCTTCTGTTTTCCTCTCAACCATGCCAGAGGGCTGGGTATAGAAAGACCAGTTATCCGGTTTGACCAGCATCTTAGCTTGCTCACGCGGTATATGATCTGGGATTGGAACCTCGCCAGACATAATCGGCCACCAGTGATCTTCCTCAGGGGCGTTTGTATCGGCAATAACGCCAGTCCAAGAAGGACCACCGTCACGCATAGAAGGATAGCGGCCAACACGCATCGTACAGGCATCAATAATACTCTTAGGAATTTCCCTCGCTTCATTGATCCAGATCCCAGTAAGCTCCAAAGAAAGAAGTTTTTTAACATCCTCTGGGCGATCAAGCGCCAGAAATATAACCTCAAGATCTATATCTCCCTTTTGAATGCGGTGGGTGTATGGCACTGACCAAGTAAACTTGCCCCAGTCTGCTTCAGGAAACCAGTCTAGCCAAGTCTTGATAGTAGTAGTTCTAAGCTGTGGGTTGGTATTACGAATAATAGCCCAGCGGCTTTTGCGTATTCCGTCTGGGCTTTTCTTTTGCTGAATAGCGCGGCGAAATACTTCAACACAGCAGCCAACCGATTTACCAGAACCAACTGGGCCTCTTACGCCACGAAAGAAGGTATCATCTTTCATAAAGGTTTTGAGTACATCGCCATCGGGTTTGTACTTGAAGTTAATCATCTATAACCTTTGTCGACTCCAAAACGGATCATGTCTTCCACTACTTCTGGCGCAATGCTTTCAATCAGCTTATCGCAAGCAGAGTCACTAACCAAGTGGCTGCTTTCACCAAACTTTTCTACAACGTAAGAAAGATGCACTTTGCGAACAATGCCGCGAAGAAGCTGCAAGTCTTCCTGTTTAATCGTATTTATAAAGCTCACTTCTTAGCAGCCTTCTTCTTTGGCTTTGGATCTGGGCCTTCAACAAGTCGCCGCGAAGAAGGGGTTCGAGTAGCCCCAGAGTAAGTCGTACCGCCTAATGTGTGAGTCGGCCCTGTGTAAATCTTATTATCGTTTGCTGTGTACCAAGCCATGTTAGCCCAAGTCTTTCTCTAAAAGCTCTTGAAGCGGCTGTCCAATAGAAGGCTTGGCTTCTTTATACATGGCCTCAATCATTTCTATCTGATCTTTAAGGCTGTCAGACTTTAAGACAGCACTTGCCATCTGCTTAAAGCGCCACACTTGAGTTACTTCATTCATGTTCTATACTTCCTTACTTTCTTGGCAATAGCTTTCGGTTGAGCCACATGCTGCTTACCTGCTGCCTTACCCTTTCGTTTAGCTGCGGTTGTAGCTGCATATTCAGAACTACTAAGAGCAGCGATAGCC